TCTTCGTCTCGCCAAATGGCTTCGTCCCATTCGTCATAATGGTCTTGATCTGGATATTCATCTTCCTCAGAGAAATGCTCTTCCCATTCCTCTGGCGTAATGCCAGACATGAGAAACTCTCTGTCGTCAGCAGACAGATGAGGAAAAACGCTCTGTATCAGAACGCCTCCAGCTTCCCAACGCTTGAGATCTTCTGGCAAGATGTCGATCTCGCGAGAAGTAGTTGCACCAGAAATAATTGACTTTTTAGTGATAAGCATAGAGCATCCTCCAAGAAAAATAAAAAAAAGTGAGAGAGGCTTTCGCCTCCCTCGAAAGCATTATTGTTTGATGACACCCATCAAAGCAACAATCGCTTCCTTAGTTGCACCCATCATGCCAGTGATAGGAAAGTCGTTAGGCAGAGCATCTTCTAAATCGCGAAGCATCTCTTTCTTAGTTGGCTCGTCAGATTTACGAGCAGTCGCTTTTGGTTGGGCGACATAGACACCCTCGCGAACGAGTTTTGAACGAACAGAGCGAACAGTCTTATTGATCGCATCTGCGATTTCGTCAATTGAAACACCCTCTTGGTAGAGGTCGATTGCTTTAGCAGTCATTTCAGGTGTGTAGTTTACATTTTTTTCAGACATATTATCATCCTTTGTCTAAGAGTTGAACATCATTTTATAAATAGAATATAGCATAAAAATAAACAAAAGTCAAGTCTTTAATTTGACATATCACAGTTTTTCGCGTCAATCTTTTGACGCTTGCGATCATAGCACTTTTTAGATGCAATAATCTTTGGGCGCAGAGTTTTGACCTCACGAGCAACAGGATTTCTTTTGTTTATCTTTTTCTTCATCATGATATTAATATAGCAGGTTTTTCAGTTTCTGCTTTCCTCTATGCGACTATTAGTGTTCAGTATGCGACAAAATACAATTAAAATATCCAATTAAATCAATGACTTAGCGGGCGCCCCCGGCCGCCTCGCAACCCCCTGATTTTATTTGAAAATCAGCCAGTATAAAGCGCCACCCCAAATTATTGTATCCGTTGCAATGGAATAAGCGAGATAAGTTCCAATTAACATTTTTTTCATCATAGCGACATACCTTTCAGAATAAAGATTTGTAAAACAAGAATTGCGATTGGTACGCACGTTCTAATGATTTCTAGAAATAAGCGAAATTTTTGCATCCTATCACCTCTTAAATGTATTCTGGGCAGTCGTCATAAACTTCCCCAAAATCTTCCCATTCCTGCGCCCAATCTGGTTGGCCGTCATTTTCCCATTGCTCGCGCTCATCAGCTACATCAAGCGCACGATTTAGAAGTTGCGCCTGACGCTCTGAGGGTTGAGCATTTTCCAAAACCAAAATTGCCTCATGCAATTCGTCTGAAGTGAAATTTTCGATCTCGTCAAAACGGATATTTTCAATTTTCATCATTTTCTATTTTCCTTTTTTCAAATTAGATTTAGTTTTTCGTGATGCTCTCAATGATTGTCTGTTTCTGAGAACGTGTATCCCAACGCGGCTTTTTACGATTAAATGGGGTTGTGCGATAAACTTTTTCTCCGTATTTATATTCTGCATAATTATCAGCCTCGAAATGTTTGCGACAAAAGTCGCGAATGTATTTTTGAATTTTGCGAAAGTTCCAATTTAGCTTTTTGCAAATTTGAACAGCCTTCCCTTGATAGCCTCTGATCTGGTTAAGTGATACAGCAAAAATTTCAGTCCATCCAGATTTAACGCCAACAGCAATCGCATCAGCTTGAGCTTTGAAAAAATCAAGACCTTTTTTAGCCATCATAATTTGCGACAATTGTTCGATCAAATAAGTTTTGCGATCATCATCCAAAACCAAGCAGTTGTGAAAATTAACAGTCCAGCCGTTGCGACCATATGAGCGCAAAAATTCTTTGAAGCGACCCTCTGGAAATCCGTCATCATCCAAGCGATGATTACCAGTCCAGCCAGATTTGAAAAGAGTGGTATCATTAGCAGTGATTGAGATAATATAGTTAGCCATTTGGTAAAATTCCTTTTTCTGTTTACCTATTATATATAGGTATTTATAGCACCATTTTCAAGGTATTGCAAGAAAAAAATGCGTCTTTTATGCGTTTTTTTCTTATTTCTTCCAAAGTGTGACATATATGCAACACATTTTCCCAATTAAATCAATGACTTACGCCGCCGCCGGGGTGGTGCATAAGTAGTTGAAATCATTGAATAATTTCGACACCCCGGCCGCCTGTAAGTCCTTGATTTTTCTAAACGATTTGGCTAGTTTCTTGTTCGATTTTTTCAACAACAGTTTTTAATGCTTGATTACGGCCAGCAAAACGGTTTTCCATGTCGATAATATTCCAGCCACCAAGTTCAAACATCTTTTCTTTTTTGACAGTAAGTTTATCAAATGCTGACACAGCTTTTTCATCATTAGGACTGTATTTCCAATAACGTAAAGGGTCATTAGCTCTACGCTTTAATAAATTGCGTTGTTTATTTTCGTCAACAGAAAGCCATAGTTTTACAAATAGAATGGGCTGCTCTTGTTCCCACTCTATAACTTTTTTCATAAAATTATCATATTGGTTTTCAGAACACCAACCCATAACAGGTTGTAGTAAAGCACGCGAATAATAAGAGCGATCATAGAAAACAATCTCGCCTTGCTTTGGCATTAGTTTAGACCAGCCAGCAAGCCATGCTTTCATCATGCGTTTTGTTGGCATAAATGATGGCATAACACGATGCGTGTATGGTGGCAGATATCTGGTTAGTTCTCGAATAGTTCCAGACTTTCCAGCACCGTCACGACCTTCTAATAATACAGCAATACGAAATTTATTTGCATAAACTGTTTCAGCTAATTGGTTCAAGCGAATAAGATATTCTAAATTTTTTTCCATAATCATCATCCTAACAAGAAGTAGAGAGGACAAGCCGTTAGGCTTGCCCATTTTATTTTATTGCTCGTAATGAGACAAGATAGCCATCAGACAGGCTTTAGTCGCACCCATCAGACCATCAGTAGGAAATGGAACCACTTCCTCAAGCTGAATCATCAGCTCTTTTTTCGTAGGCTCATCAGCTTTCTTTGCTGAAGCTGGTTTTGGTTGCGCTACATACACGCCTTCACGAACCAGCTTTGAGCGAACCGAACGAACAGATTTACCGATAGCATCAGCAATCTGGTCAACAGTCGCACCCTCTTGATAAAGGTCAACCGCTTTAGCAGTCATCTCAACAGTATAATTTACATTTTTCTTTTCCATATTAAACATCCTTATATGGTTGGTAGAAATGAGGTTTCCATTTTCAGGACTAGCCACATGGCCTTTCTTAACGCTCTTTCTCATTTGATATATATAGTTATACAACACTTTTTCAGTAAAGTAAAGCAAAAAATGCGTTGTGAATGTCTTTTTTTCGTAAAAAGCAGAAAGTGTTGTATTTATGCAACACATTTAGTCAACGAATTCAAGCACTTAGCCGGCCTCCGGGGCCCCCCGTAACCCTTTGATTTATATGACTTTATGAGTCAAATCTTACCTCTATCATAAAGTCCATGTCATCCATGTCTAAATCTTCAGGTGTGAAGATTATTACATTTTCAACATCTGCGCGAGTTGTCAACACTCTTTCGACTACGCGGCAGGATTCAAATAATTTAGAATCCCAATGTTTTTTGACTGCGTACGCTGTCAATTCATCAGCGCATAAATCTAACTGCTCACCATGTGGGTCAAGCACAATCCAAATTGAATTTTTCATTCTTCATTTTCCTCATCTCTTAATTCAAGCAAAGCATCTTCCGCCCATGATAACAAGGCAGGTGCATAGATTGGGATTCTGCTATTGTGCAAAACCTCAATCATATCTTCCATCTGATCAGCAGATAGAGAACATAGTTCAGCAAAAATAGTATCTTTATGCAAGGTCATTTTAATATTCCTCTCCAGTATCTCCAGAATTGCAATAATAGACTTTGCCATTTTTTTCCATGACATCATCTTCGTATGGTTCAGCTATAAGGCGATAGAGTTCCATTTTGCAACAATCTAGCGCACCAATCATCTCATTGATATGAGCATAGCGTAAACCTTTTTCGACTAGAAAATTGTCAATGAATTGTGAAACCAAATAATTTAGATCACCAGCATTTTGCGGTAGAAATTGATCTCCTACAATAGTCAATTCATTGTTAATTTCAGAACGGCGTTTTTGTGGGATATAAGGCATTATGCGACCTCCAAGTTAAGTTCTTTTATCATTTGCGCTTTCTTGCGCTCTATTTCCATTGCCATCATAGCACCTTTTGTAAGGTCATTAGTTGGCAACCAGTGGAATTTTTCAAAGTGAGTAAATGCAACATCTGAAATTTCATTCGGTTTTATAGTTTTGCAAGCACCAACCGCATAGACTGGTTTGCCAAAACCGAAAGCCATTCCAATTTCGACCAACGCGCCGCGTTGTTCTTCGCTGTCATCTTCACAATAAAGCAAAACGAAATCTGAGTCACGCACATCTTCAAAACATAAATTCCAAAGCTGATCTTTTTTGTTCAAGACAAAATCGCTGTCATTATCCAAATCAATCCAACGAGCGAGAACAGGAAAACCCTTTGCTCTCAGATCTTGAAATTTAGAGTTGTGCCAGACTTTTCCAGCTGTGTAAAATGTAGTCATAATTTAGATTCCTTCTAATTGTTTATGTATCTAATATAATCGCTTTTAACCCAAAAGTCAAGTAAAAAGTGTAAAATAGTTTTGTTTGTTTTCAATAGGTTGTCATTTTTATTTAGCAATGAAATCAGCGGTTTATGCTAGTTCATCTAGCACGTCAGAGATAAAATCTGGATCATTCATTATAAACGATCTCTGAGTTTTATTTTCAAAATCTTCACAAACAATCTTAAAAATTTCAGAGATTAAGAAATTTTCTGAACAATCAAGATCAAAACCTTTATTGAGAAGAGTAGTAGCAATTTTTGTATTGTATTTCATTTTTTATTCTTTCTGTTAAGTTTCTTTCTATAGTATATATATAAGCATTCTCACCCCATTTTTCAAGGGGTAAAGTGAAAATAGTTTCCAACAAAAACAAGGACTTGTCATTTTTATTTGTTAACGATAACAATGGCTTAGCGCTTTGATTTGTTCACGTTTTGTTCCAAGCGGCGCTAATAGGGGTAATTATCCAATAAAAACAATGGGTTACGCCACCCCCCGGCCGCCCGTAAGCC